GCTCGGGGATTTCCTCCCCAGGATTATTGGCCGCCATACCGTAAACTGGTTCGACGTAGCCTTGGTTAATTAGCGGGGCTGCATGGTGGTAAGCCATACGGACAACTTGCCCTTTTCGGGGACCTTCTTTGAAACGAACTTGCATAATGTTTTAATAAAAAGAATTCCTGGCCACAAACGACCATCCAGGTTTTTCTCCCTTTTGCGTTTAAAGAGATAGCCTGTGGCCAGGATAAGTTTACCAACCTTTCGTTGGCTTCTTTTTCTTCACCGTTAGTTGATAATCGCACTAGGCGGTAACTGAGAGGCATAGCGCGGTTCGCTAAGAATGTACGTAACGCAAGTCGGTGTAGACACCGAACCGGGATCCGTTACATCCACACGAACGCAGTCAAAATCGTTGTTCGTGTCGAGCATAGCTGCTTCAATTTCCAAAACGTACATCTCATGCTTTGCTGCGTTACTCGTGGTAATCGTGCTAGAATACGTGGTTTTCACCAACGCATCACTAGCAGAGACATCAGCATTCTTCCAAGCATACGTAAAGGCCAGTGCCTTTTCCGTGCTGGGAGAATCGTCCACAGTCTTGCTCTGCTTTAGCGTAATAGCTGCGGTATCGCTCCCGGAAGCCGGGGCCATATCCACAATTACTGTCAGGTGATGATAGCCTTTCATGGAAACACGATCGCCAGCGACACCACCAGAGTTCGCCAAGCCATTGCCCCCACTTACTATCTTGGTTTTTTCAACAAGTCCACTCATATTTAAACTCCTTAATAGATTTCTGCTGTTGAGGCCGGTAGCTCCGCGCCTCAGGCCACAGCTTAGGCACGCGTTGCTAGGGTAACGTAAGGCGAATAGGTTTGGTCGCCCTGTAGGGGAGTAAACGGTAAATCCCACAAGGGCTGGCCGTTGATTCGATACGTGAAGCGGAAAGCAGTTTCACCGGTCAGGAACTGAACGTGAATTGACGTTGCGTACTGAAGTCCACCTTTTGTGATCGAGAGATATTGGTTAAGGTCGGCAAATATAATGTCGCCTTCTGTTCCTAATGCGGCGTTGTACATAGTCGGGATTATAGGTCGCCCGAACAACGTAGCAAAAGGCAAACCGCTAATTCCACCAGCCGGCATCCAAACGGGCACGCCCGAGCTTGCACCGGTGGAAAAGACCATCGTCATCAGCGACGGCTCGATGGCTTGATTAATAAACCATACTCCCGAAGACCGATTGTCCGACATCATACGATTATACATTTTCAAAATGTTCAAAAAGTTAATCGTACCAGCGACTTGACCACTCTCTTTGGGAACCGTAATCTTGGCACCGCAGTTCATAATGCCAAGACACTGGCCAGCGCCAGTTCCATTGATAATAGAGTTTTCTATCTTCAACTGAAATGCCTTAGGCACACCAGCATTGATAATACTCTGCAGAGCCGTGGAATCTTCCAGCAACTCGTCCGTTGCATAGCAAAGAGCACGAATCTTTTGCAGTTTCATATCAATCTGACGGAACTTGGGTTTGGAAGACGCTACCGTACCAGCTTCCTGGTCCCAGTAGGCGAAAATGCCACCCATAACTCCATTAGACAAATTGTTGTCATCAAATCCGTTCATCAAAATACCGTTAGCGTTGGCACCAACGTTGATTGTTTGGACACGGGGAAGAATTTGGCCCAAACTATAGGTACGCTCAACCAGGCCGGCAATGAATTCCTTCTGGACCAAGTATCCGCCATCGGAATCAATGGTTTCATTGGAGCCTAACGGAGCACGGACTTCCAACAGCTTGGCGCGAGCTTCACCCTTACCATAAGCTGCTTGAGCCACGTCTATCATTTGCTCGCCAAGAGACCGGTACGGACCACCCGCTTCCGTCCCAACTTCACGACCGAACTGAAGCTTAAGATCTTCGCGCTTAATCTGTTCCGAGCGCTCTTCCGCTTCCAGTTCAATCTTAACTGTTTCTAACTCACGAAGTTCGCCTTCATGAGCATTACGTTCCTCATCGGCCATAGCCCGAAAACCGTCACGCTCCTTTTCACCATCCTTGACCTTGGTTTTGGTGGCGTTGTGGCGTTCTTGCAGGCTCTTGAGTAGCGTGGCCCGCCGCTGTCGCAGTTCTGCTACTTTATTCATAAAGTTTCCCTCCTCTTAGGGAAAGATACAAAAAGACGCCGTGGTCCAGTATTTACTGAATTCGGAATCTTTCGGTGTTTTTGTGTTACGCTCCGGCGTGTAACGACGGGCCGTTTCACACAAAATTCGTCAATAAGTCTAATTCTCGCTGTCTGGCTTCACCAACAATATCATTAAGAATTAGTTCTTGGTTTCTCTGTTCCGCCGCTAATGCTTCAGCGTCGGGTAATTCAGACTCCTTAAAAATCGTTTCGGCTAGCTGCATCCGTTCCTCTTCGGGCATAGCCTCAGTAGTACGGTAATCGGGTGGGGTTTTGCCGTATCGGCTGTATTCCGCACGCAGGTGGTTGTATGCGGCCTCTTTGTCACTATTAGGAATGCGTACACCACCGCGAGCACCCAATAGTGCACCCATAGCCGCTGCCGCTCCACGCCAGTGGTGTTCTAGCTGGCCGCCGCGGATGTCGTGATGAGGCAATTTATAGCTACCGGCGTCTTCCAAGGCATTGGTGTCGAACCACGCAAAGCCTTCCTTGTATTTGCCCCAATTAATCTTTTCTGCGTCCCCGCTACCGTCCGAGCTTGCCCATTTGGCAATACGCTCACGGGCTTCAGTAGCGTCCCAGCTCTCACCTTCGGGGATTTTCGGCAGGTCCCCATGGTTGGCGAACCCGATTACCCCACGCTGCTCGTCTTCGGACGACCACATATCGTGAGAACGTTTTGCTACGGTAACGTCCGTGTCCTCATAAGCGGGATAAGTAACCACGCTGGTATCGAAAATCTCTTCCGCTTCTACCAACGTCCGCTTCGAGCGACCGTCCGCCATCTTTTCCCATTTGTCTTTCTTTGTGGTCCAAGCAAACGACATCTGGTCGATGTCGCCGCGTTGCATGCTAATAGCCAAATCCTTGGCAAATTGGGTGTCCGGCATCTCATTTTCTGTGTATAACCCACGCTCATCTTCCCGCAATGTTAACGTACCAGCCTTGGTACGACCAAGAACATAGTTCGGGTTGTGGTTGAACAACATTCGCACGTCGCTAGTCTTAATGGCATTAGCAAAGAATCCCGGAGCCACTTCTTCTACAAACCAGCCCATATCGGTCGGCGAATTAAACACCGCCGCGTGCCCACGAATGCGAGACGGAAGCTGCTTGGTAATATTGCCGGCCTCGTCCTTCTCCTGTGCCGCTGCTTCAAACTGTATTTCTTTAACGGCATAAGTCCGCCGCTCAATGTTTTTATTCACTTAAGCCTCCTTAGAGCTCGTATTACTGCGCTTTCAGCAATTCTTGTATGTCGGCAGCAGTGTCTTCGTCAATATGAAGCACCACTGTGGCCTCTACTTCTTCCCCCGGTATCTCATTATTGCCAAAAGGGGTAATAACAGTGCGTCCGGGGTATTGAAGGGTTACAGGGATACTAATATCCATAAAATCGTCCTTTCCGCCTTTACAGACCAATTTAAAGCCCCATTTAATGCCCCTAGCTGGCCCGTAGCATCGTTTTCGCGCTCGGCTTGGGGAAATACCTGGGTTTTCATGAATTGTTAGCTTTTAGGCGTGTCTTCGAGCTGAAATAGGTTCCTTAAGGCTTCCGCGACCACGCTAGCACGATAAGCACGGCTGGCGGCAGAAGGTGGCGGGGTTTCCGGAGGTATCGTACCGGCTTCAATCATATTCAACGGCTGTAGGTACACATCACCGCGTTCCACGTCATTCATATCTTCCAGCCGGCGAATGTCGTTAGCTGACAACCAACCCCAATTGCGGGCGACGGCATAAGCATCGAACCTGCTCTTAATGTCTCCACGCAATAAGCCGTTAACTGTGAACTTGGTGTAGTAGTCGTCGAAATCGTCGTCACTCAACAAATCTCGGTCCATACGCTGTTCCCACAGCACATACCAAGGCAACATGGTGATTGTCACAAATTCAATAGCCAAGTGTTCAATGTTGGAATATGTCGCGCGGGACAATTCCTTCAACATGTGCAAGGGAATATTAAACATACGGGCAAATTCGCCAATGTTAAACGTGCGGGATTCAATAAATTGACTGTCCTCAGCACTAAGGCCCAGCTTAACAACGTCCATACCGTCTTCCAAGAACATGGGACGGTGGAAATTGTCTACACCAACGTGTTCCGAGTCAAAAGACTCCCGTAAATGGCGTAAAGCAACATCACTCAGCGATTTGGGGTGCTTAATGGCAAAAGGTATTTGTGTTCCGTTAGAAAACAGTCTCGAACCGTGCTCTTCCGTAGCTGCCGCTTGGCCGAAAACGTTACGGAACAATGTAATTAAGGAATCACCCTTAATACCATCACTACTGAGTCCCCGTAAGTGGAACATCGCCCCTGGGGGAATTGGTCGTAACACACCATTGGGCATACGGTGACCATAGCCGATTTCCCGATCGTTGATCTGTTTAACCTCAATACGGTCCGGATGGCGAGGAATCAACATAATAGGGTAGCCGTCGTCGTCGAATATAATCTCCGAGTAAGCATTACCCCGAAGACAAACGTGCCCCATCATCATGCGGCGCCATTCGAAAGAGGTTTGCCACAGGTTGGGACGTTTTAGCGTTTTCTGCAACGGATGATCTTCGGCAACTTCCTTACCACCAGAAACACGTTTGTACAAATTTAGGGGAACTTGCGCGACGGTTTCGCTAAGGATGCGTTCTGCACAAAAGACAGCAGTCAGCGCCCTAGCCGTGTTTATTGTTACTGGCTGGCCGGAAGAGTTCGGGAAACCCGTTAACTGCCAGTCCATCCACTGGTCTAGTGTTCCTAGGTCCAAATTTAACGAACGCTGTTGTATTCGACGACGTTGTAAGCGTTTAAGCACGGCGGTCCCTCTTAACTACTGGTTTGGGGGGTTCGGGTTCGGGTATATCGAGGTTTGGCAACCCAAAATAGCCAATAATGAACAAACCGACGCCGAAAACGATAAAACCGATTGGCCAGCGGATTGCCCCAACACCAATACTCAATAATAACAACCCCGAAAACACCAAACCGTCACGGAAATCAATATCTTTGCAAACGGCAACAAATGCCTTCCACCAACGTCGCCACCAACTCGGTTTACGGCGTTTTTTATGGCGAAAATTCCACCAACGCGAACCCGGAATACCCCTAACATGTGGTGTAGTCATACTACTTCACTCCTTTTACCGTTAACTTACGGCAGGGGCAAACAGTTAGAGTGTTACCCGAATCCAAAACACCGTAACCACCGCATAACCCACAATTGGGCCTCGGTTTTGTGAAAATTAGCATTTTATTTGTGCTTTCCCAAGCACGTTGGACAGTACGGAGCGCAAGTTTCTCCTTTAATGTGATTCCAGCGCTTACCGCACAGGCATTTGTGTGTACAGTACTCAATATTTCCCTTTGGCTGCTCCAAACCTGGNAAAGTCGCGGGAAGACCAAGGTTAGGAGGGATAAATACCGCACACACTTTAGAGTCTGAGAATTCCTCTGTGTTCATATACCGTCATAATTTCTGGCAATTGGCGTTGCGCTAGGTCTAAGGCAATAACGCCCGCCACCGCAACGTCTATGTGCCGGTTAGATAACTGGCTTTCCTTGGTAATACGGGGACCACGACTGTCTATCTTAATTACACAGTTGTTGATGTGGTTCTCTAAGCGCTCGTCCCCGTCGTGGGTTAAGCTGGTGGCGTTTACCTGCCGCTCAAACTGCTGACACGCGGCCGACATAAAATTGGCCGAATGNCTAGGCCAGCTAAACACCGGTAACCCTTCTTGCTCTAAAAGTGCCAAAGACCGTTGCCAACGATGGGGATCGCACCCAATCATCTTAACGTCGTGGTTGGCACAAAAGTTTCGTATTGTCTGCTCTACGTCTGGGATGTCTACGTGCCAATCATTGGCTCCTTCGGGCTTTTCCCAAACCGCTACCACAAACATATGGGGCTTTTCTTCTACCGTACAAGCCACAATAGCCGTACTGTCGCCCGACCACGACCCGTCAAAGCCCACCACTATCGGAACGTCCTTTTCTAAGCGCCGATCCGACCTACATAGCCGCCAAGCTTCCATAGCCAGCCACCGTTGTGGTGCTCGGGTCCACTGGTTTAGGTAATAACGACGGAATTCATGTTCCGGTAGCTCTTTGTACTTGTCGAGTATGTTTTCTATGTTCAGCCACTTGTCCACACCTGGGTTACAGGAGCGGATAGCGGCTTTTAGCTGGTCAAGGTCATTTAGCTCGTATTCTGTNGGTGCTTCCAGCCATTCAAACAAAAACGAGGGGTCNTCCTCTTCCCCAGCCGCTACGTGCTTNCCGTGTAAGTACAACCTACCCANCAAACTGGTAGTATCCCAGCCGGCAGTNCTAATAGCGAGTTCCCAGGCGTCGTTACGTTTTGCNCGTCCNTTGCTAAGAACAAGGTGAACGCGCTCTTTAGTGCCNAGCCATTCNTGTAANTCGTCGCAAACAAAGAACGTNGGCCGCTTACCGTCATTAGGCCCCGCTACTGCCGCCACACGATAACAACGTCCGGGAGCGTTTTTGGGGAAAATCTCGGTTTCCTGAACAGTAAAGAACTCTTTTAGGGGACCCTGACTGATCATGGTGCGGGCGCTGCGGAATACTTCGTCCGCCTGGTCAAAGCTTGCCGCTGCTACCGGAATATCCGGAGCAGTACGCGCCTGTCCCCGAGCCTTACCCATTGCTTCCCAATGACTGAATATTACCGGACCAGCCAATTCGCACAGTGCCAGTGCCGCTGCTAGCTCCGTTTTGCCATTTCCCTTAGGGAGACCCAATAAGGCCCGCTTGTACCGACGACTACCATCACTATTTAGCTCATAGGCGTTCCAGATAAACCGCCTGTGAAAGTCTGCCAGCCGGAACGGTTTGCCGTACCAGTCGCCTTCGCTGTGGACCAAGTACGATTCAATCCACTTACATACTTGTGGCCCCAGCGTCGGCGCAAGCTTAAGCGGGGTGGAATTCTTCGGTTTCTCGAGGGTCGATTTCGGGTTCGGTGCTATCGCTACTGACATCTGTTTCTAAATTGTTTATCTGGCTGAAGACATTAGCGGCATTGGCCGCCGTTAGGCCCAACCGGAGCCTGGAAATTGGGCTTAACCCAAATCTGTCCTCAAGTTGAATGATTTCTTGGTGTATTTTCCCGAGCAGTGCTCGTATTGGGCTACCCCAACGCACCGGCTTCTGCTTAGCGGCCCGGGTTTTTGGCAGTGGCTTAAACAAGTCACTGTCTTTATACAACGCATACAGCTGATCCCGCTCCTCGTAGAGCGTGAACAACCGCTTTACTGCCTGTATGTCTGTTTTGGGGTTCGCAGCACGGGCTAGGTCACTAGTCCAGTAACTGTGCCAAAACTCCAAATTCTCTTTAGACAGCTGTGGCGGCTCAGGAATTAACTTGTGTGTCCCTCGACGCATAGCCACTTGCGTAATTGGGTGCTTATGCAGCTTACCGTCGGGATTGGGCGCTCGCCCATTAAGACCCATACCTCTCATTTTCTAAATACCTCGTCAAAGTCTACCTCAACTAGCTTAGCTAGTTTCTTAAAAATGGCAACTTTGTCCACATCTTCACAATCCTTTTGGCCCGTTGCCTCATCGTAGCGCTTGGCAGCCAGCAATAACACCTTGAGTTCCTGCAGTTCTTGCTTTAGTGCCTCGAATTCTGCGCGAGTAGGGCCATCATGGATGTAAGTGATGGTGCTGGTAACAGGTTCTGGTGTCACCCACTGGTGGTACTGCGGATTACGTAACGTCCAACCGTCTGCAATCTGGCTTACGGTACACATTATCTTCGCTTCACGTTAATAGTCACTGTCGCCGTCTTAGGGGCCTGTCCGGTAGCGGCAACGGTGATGATGAAGTTATAGGTGCCTTGTTTTGTAAACGTCCATTCTGTGACTTGCTGTTCATAGGACGTTAGCTGCGCCGTAACGGTCTGGCCAGCAGGGAGCTGTAGTACGCTCGGGCCATTAGTCTTAACCCGCAACGCAACAACTTTGCCTTGAAAATTGCCGCTNGCGGTGTTGTATGCCTTAGACCAGGTAATATTGACAGGTGTGTCCCGGATTATAGTAGCCGTTACCTGCGCGGTCTGGCCCAACACAATAGTTTGTACCTGTGGGGACATAGTGACGGAAAGCACGGCGGCAATTAAGTTAAACATATGCATAACCATTTTACCTGACGTGGATAATACCAACACCGCAGCTAGTACGTTTCCACACACGGAACCAGCCTTCGTAGGCGTCTATGGGTGGCAAACCACCCTTTTCCCGCTCCTGGATAGCGTCNTACTCCGAAGTATCCANAATTGTCTCGGTCCGGAACTGTTTGGCGTATGTGGCCATTGTTTCCTGGGCGTTTTTAACGTCCTGTACGTCGTGTAGCAGTATCAAGCCACCGGAACGCATAAACGGTAGGTATGCAGCAACGTCTTTGTTAAACGCGCTCTTGTCNCCGTCTATGAACAAACAATCAATCTGACTAGTGCCCAGAAACTCCTGCACCCGGTTAACGGTCTTAGTGTCATAACTGGACCCTTCTATGCACAGAAACTTTGTAGAGGGGAAAGCCGACTCAAAAGCCGGGGCAAAAGGCACCCCACGGTACTCTATTGCTATTGCCTTAGAGGGCAAAAAGGCTTTTACCCAGTGGTAGAACCCACCACCTTTGTCCGAACCAATNTCCATCACAACGCTGGGCGATACCNTNCGNGCTTTAGCCANCATTTTGCGCATTTCTGCCTTACGCTGTAGTGGCATCAAGTAGCTGTTGGCGAATATCTCGGGATACAGATCCTGGCCAGCTGCTCGGCTGGACTCATTTCTAAACAACTTTTCCCATTCTAGGGGTGTTTGTGCTGGAATATCGTTTACACCAGGTAGTTTCATGTTGCTTTCACCAGAATGATCAAGCTGTGGCCNCCAGCTTCGTGTTCCGTTATCTTTAAACCCGTTTCTTGACAGACTGCGTCCGCTTCTTCCTTGGTCCAGCCTACGCTCCAGTCACCGGCATGGTCTATTACAATATCGTCGGCGTACGGTCCGTCGTTGTCGGCGTAGCGAAAGTGTAGTAAAGCCCGTCCGTCCGGGGTAAGGACCCGCTTAATCTCTTTGAAATACTCATACACTATTGCCCGGGGCATGTGCTGGAACACGCTTATTGAATAAACTAGTGAATAGGGGCCCGGAAACGGGATAACAGTGCCATTTCCCACCATCATGTTGGTGTTTCTGAACGCTGCCATCTGTTCTACGAACTTAACGGCCAGGCTAGGGTGTATGTCGAACCCATCTACCCACTGTACTAGCTTAGAAAGTGGTGCCATCCACTGCCCGTAGCCGCACCCAATCTCTAAAACGACGTCNCCGGGCTGNGGTTTGGCCATTTTNAGGAACCAGCCGGGCATTTCTTCATATAAACGCCAGTTCCAGTGCTGCTCCATCTTGGGAAAGTAGGCATCGGGGGCTTCGTGACGACCCTTCCACCAATTTATCGAGAAATCTACTGCTTCTTTGTTCACCAACGTGAAAACTCCTGGTCTTTTGGGGCTGGAGGTGTGGGTGGGGTGTTGTATTTAGCCAAACCCTTCTCCAAAAGCTCTTTTTTGCTGTGATTACACAATAAACACACCGTTACGCCGGGTACTGGGCCATTATCCGTCGCTACCAGCGGCGTAGCGAACTCGTGGGGGGTTGGGCTACGGTGTGAATTGGGCCCCAAAGCAATATCTGTGCCGCATTTTGCGCAATATTCGCAGCTAGCCGGTCCGTAACTCCCCCAACACTGCCTATTACCACACTTGCACCTGTAATATTGCATTAGTCTGAGTACTTTCCAATCTTAAACGCAGGCCACTGGTAGTAACCGTCTATGTCGTCCCAGCGGTAACCCCGTCTGTAGTACCACCCTTTTGGGCTCTTGGAGGCATAAAAGTTCGGNGTGCCACGCCACCAGGTGCCCGGCTCCGGAATTGGCTTGGGGTGGAGGAACAATTGGCCTTCCGGATCTNNTTCNGTGCATCGGCGCCACACCCAAGTGCCCACTTGTTTGTAGAAAAAACTGTGTTCGGGCGCGTTTCCGGCCAGTTTTATCGGGGGTTTGCCAAAATACGCCGTTCGCCAGCGTCCTATCTTGGAAAAGGGCCAAATATAGTCTTTATGTGTGCTATGCAGTATCTCTGGCCACAGGTCCTCTGATATTCGCGAAG